TATTCCAGTCTCCTGCCGCAGCGTACAACGACTCACCGCCGAGAGCAGTGTTGTTGACGCCGGTCGTAATACCATACCCGGACTGATAACCCACAGCGGTGTTGTTAGACGCAGTGGTGTTGTTATATAGCGCATCCTGCCCGAATGCAGAATTGGCCGAACCAGTACTATTTGAATAGCCAGATGCCCGACCAAAAAATGCGTTCCCTGAACCTGAAGTATTTGTGTACCCAGAGTTAATACCCACTGCGGTATTTGTGGCCCCGCTAGTATTCGACACCAAAGCATTCGCGCCCACCGCAGTGTTGGAGGAGCCGCTTGTATTGGCGTTCAATGCACTCACACCCACCGCAGTGTTGGTGGCCACAGCACCTGCGCCACGGCCTACGGTGATGCCGTAGACGGTCAGGTCAGTGCCGCTGTACTGAAGGTTGCTGCTGGTTGTAGCCTGCTTGCTACCGTTGAGGTACACCACCGTGTTGGCGGTGCCGCCAGAGAAGACCACGCCCGAAGTGACCGACAGCGAGTTGACCGTGAGGGTCGTACCGTCGAAGGTCATGTCGGCGTCATCGGTGAACTGCCCGCCCGTAGTCAGGTAGGGCACGCGACCAGAGGTGCCGTTGCTCCAAACAAGTTTGGGCACGCTCACAGAGCCGGTACCGTTCGGGGTCAGCGTGATGTTGCCGTTCGCACCCTGAGCAATCTGGATGGTGCCGCTGTTGGTGCCACCGTTGGTCGTCAGGTTCAGGTTGCCCGTACCGTTGGTGGTCAGGGTCACGTCGGTGTTGGCGTCGCCAATTCGCACCGTGTCAGCATCGAGTTGCACGTCGCCCGTGCCGTCAGGGACGATGGCGATGTTGCCGTTGGCCCCATTGTTGATGGTGATCGTGCCCGACGTGGTTCCACTGTTGGTGGACAGAATCAGGTTGGCTGCGCCACCAGTCGTCACAGTCAGCGCACCAGCGCCGTTGGAGGTCAGGGTCACCGCAGCGGCGGAGTCGCCCACACGCACCGTGTCGGCGTCCAGTTGCACATCGCCAGTCCCGTTGGGAGCGATGACGACGTTGCCGTTGGTGTCGGTCGAGGACAGGGTGTTGCCGTCAAGCCGCAGGTTGTCCACGTTGATGATGGTGGCCGCAGTCGATGCGCCAATCGACACGCCGTCGATGGTGCCGCCGTTGATGTCCACCAAGGCGAGGTACGCAGTACCGTCGATGTAGACATCTTTCCACGAGTTGGCCGTAGAGCCCAGATCACGAGCGTTGTCCGTCGATGGCAGCAGGTCAGTGTTGAACCGTGCCGTGGCGGTGATGGTGTCCGAAGTGGCGTTGCCCAGCGTGGTGTTGCCGTTGATCGTGGCGTTGCCGTCCACGGTCAGGTTGCCGGTGACTCGGCCATCAACGATGGTGGTCACACAGGCATTGACGTTGGTGCCGTCGCAGAACAGGAACGCGGTGTTGCCAGAGGCCACAGCCACGCCAGTACCAGCAGAGGTCTTCAGCGTGATGGCGTACGAGGTGTCGTTCTTGAGGACGTAGAGTTTGCTGGAGGCCGGGCAGACGATCTCGCCTGCGGCAGTGAGGCCCGCGCCGTTCTGGGCAACCAGCATGGCACAACGCGATTCAGAGGTCGTGCCGTTGGCCGTGGTCAGGGTATGAGAGTTCCCCGTCCAAGTACTGATGGTGGCAAGACCAGCGATGGCCTGCTCGACCATCGACGTGATGTTGTCGTTTACGACATCCCCCCACGTGCCCGACAACTCGCCGGTAACCGGCAGGGCCAGTTTGAGGATTGGAGTGTACTGAGTAGTCATCTACTGTCCTTTCATGTGACAACTTCTTGCCAGCCCGCTGTTTGCGTATCACTCACGACATTCCAGTTGGATGTCTGAGTATCGTTGACATTTTGCCAGTTTGCGTTCTGTCCGTCATCAATTTGGCCCCAAACATTCACATCGCCAATCAAACCAGTTGCTTGGACGCCCGTCGGCAGGGCAGTGGCCCCACCCGTGGCGACCACATCGCCCAACTGCATGGTGCCAGAAACACCCGTGACGGAGACGACGATGGACAGGGAGAACGAAACTTGGCCAATGGCTCCGGTCGCCTCCACCCCGGTGGGGAAGACGTTGGCCGTGCCAGTGACATTGACGGTGCCCACTGCACCTGTTGCGGAGACCCCGGTCGGGTAGACGTTGGCCTCGGCGATGACCACCACGGTGCCCACAGCACCAGTGGCAGCAAGCCCGGTGACCGGGACATTGGCGTCCGCAGTGACCTGAACGGTGCCCAGTTGGGTTGTACCAAAGACGCCCGTGACCTGCACGATGGCGTCGGCCTGAACCACGACGGTTCCGACCTGCCCGACGGCTTGGAGTCCCGAGGGGTAGACGTTCGCATCGCCAGTGACCTGAACGGCCCCGATGAAGCCGTCAGCCTGTACCCCAGTGGGATAGACGTTGGCCTCAGCGATGACCACCACGGTGCCAATGGCACCCGTAGCGGAGACCCCAGTGGGGAAGACGTTGGCGTCTGCCTGAACGAGGACAGAACCAACCTGACCCGTAGCCTCAAGGCCCGACGGGTAGACGTTTGCATCAGCGGTGACGGCGACGGTACCAACCGCGCCTGTACCCGTGACATTTGAATGGCCGACACCCCACCCTTGGTCGCCCCAAGCAACGCCTGAAGCGCCCCAACCTTCAAAGGCTACCTTTGCATCAGCCACCTACTCACCATCAAGCGATGCGCAGGATCGCGTTGGATGCGTCTGCGGCGGGGAACTGGATGGTGAAGTTGCCAGCGGTAGATGTCTTGTCGCCACCGAAGTCCAGCACAGCAACCGCAGGGTTGGTCGTGCCGTTGGCCAGATAGATCAACGCGCCACGCGCAGTGATCGTGGCGGTGCTCCATGTGACATCCGAGAAGTCGATGAACGCCGTGGTGCCGCTGGAAGTGGGCACCTGACTGATCGTCAGAGCCTGTCCACCTGCGCTGTACCCGGTTCCGGTCACTTCGTTGGACGTGGTGTACGCGGTCGTGGCGGCGCTCAGAGTGGCCGACGACGTGTACAACGCGATCTTGAAGGTTTGAGTCGTGCCAGTGCCAAAGTCGAAGTCCCCATCGAGGATACCGACCTTGAACGAAGTGCACATTGCTTGCGTGATTGCCATGAGAATTCTCCTTAACTGACAGGGATACGGACTTGCCCAGAGCGATACGCATCCTGACGCAGTTTGCCGTCGCCCAGATTTTTCAACAGACCAATGGCCTGCACATACAGCCGCTCGTAGAGGGCCACCATGTCCTGCTCACCCTTCATGAAGCGAATGGCTTCAACCAGTGCACCATTGAGGAGAGCAGAATCAAACTCGTTGCCAAGCCACGTGGTTCCCGCCGTGACGATGGACTCAGGGTAGTAGCCGTAATGCAATTCGGCGCTGTAGGCCAGATCAGGAGTGGGGCCAAGGATGAACGCGGAGTCGTCGAAGTTGGCGTAGTGCTTTGGGCGACCACGTGATGCCAAGTTGTTCTTTGGGTACGCCTCACGGATGAAGTTCACGTCCTTGTTCAGAAGGTAGTGATATTCACCACTTGCGTCAATCACCGCCAGCGAGTAGCAGTACAAGAAGTCAGACGGAATCTGAAGGTACGCGTTGCCAATCGACATCGAGCCCGTCACGTTCTTGCGCAACGCAGGAATCTGCACCGTGTTGTAAATCTTCTGCTCGGCCTGTTGCGTGAACATGGCGAGTTCCGTCGATGAGAACTCGTTCTCACAGATGTCTTGGATGTTGACGCACAACTCGGTGTAGTTCATGGCTACCTCTTAGGCCATCGGGCCTCGACTCGTCACGCCTTTGGTGGCCGCGCCAGCGCCGCGCATCTTGATGCCGCTGGTCTTGATCTCGGGGTACGGATCAGCCCGCTTGTTCCCGGCGACCGTGCGGGTGTTCTTCAGGTCTTCCTTGACCGATTCAACACCGGCCTCGGCCATCTTGAATGGTTTGATCTTGCCAGACATACTCGACTCCTTTACGTTGTCACTACCGTTACTGTACCAACTTGTCCTTGAGCAACCAAGTTATTTGGTGTCAAGCCAGCATCATAACTACGCGAACCACCCACAGGGTTCCATCCCCATTGAATGTTTCTACTTCCTTCACCAATCGAGCCATCTGCTAACAGGCCAGACTGCACGTAGGTGTTGTCCGGGCGCGGGTTGCGCAGAGCCTGCGGATCATCCACAGGATACATGCCCAACTGCAACTGCGGTTGGTCAGGCTCCCAGCACTCCTTGCACACCAACATGTTGACCTGCTTGGTCTTGATGACCAGCGTGCGCAACTCGCGCAGGCGAAAGCGAAACCCGCATCGGTCGCAGATCGCAATGGCGATCTTGGCTGACGCGTACCGATTACCCATCAGCCGCCTCCGATGTACGAGCGACGGGGCACAAAGCGCACCGACGCCTTCTCACGATCTTCTCCTGCGGCCAGATCAAACTGCTCCTCGTACGCGGCCTTGAGCATGGGCACACGTTCGGCCAGTTCAGGCACCTTCATGGCGATGTGATAGGCCAGCCCAGCGGTCAGCGCGGGTAGGAAGCGGAAGTTGGCGTCGGCGGTCTCAACACCCGCGCCTGCGTCCTGAATACGGCGCATGCGCCAGTACTTGAATACGTAGTAGGGGTTGTTGATCGTGCCCTGATCGGGTACCGGCCAGACGACGATCTTAGGGTTATCCCGCAGGCGGCGAACCCACACTTGGATGGGGCGGGCCTGCTGGAGTTTGTTGGGGATGGTGGCGTAGGTAGAAACACTGATACGCGTGATGGCCAGATCGGCCTGCGTGGAGACGTTGCCTTCACCTGTGCGGATCACGTGATCCAGCAGGTCAATGGTGTCCGCAGGAAGATCGTACTCTGCGATACCTTGTCCAAGGTTGACTGACCCCTCGTCAATCGTCCACATGTTGATGCCACGGTTCTGCCACTCGATGGTCATCAAGTTCATGGAGCGACGAGCAGTGCGCAGGTCATAGCCCGTGCGCATCTCGCGGCCAGCCCGCTCCCACGCCTCCTCGGCGATCTCAGTGAATTCGAGATTGAAGTCGGTCGTGCCCGAAGTCGTCATTACCTGTACCCCGCTGTCTTCTTGGCGATGTTCTTTGGCTGGGCAACAAACTGCTTGCCCTTGGCTTTGCCAGCACGCTTGGCGCGGGTTGTGGCGGCGTACTCGGCGGGACTGAGTGCCTTGATGGCTGCGTCAGGCAAATATCGCTCCCCCGTCTTGCTCGACGGCTTACCGGACTTGGTACGCCATTTCTGGTCTGTCCAGTCCTTGAGCGATTTCTGCGGTGACTTCAATCTCGGTACCCCCCACCCTTTTCCTTGTACTGCTTGGCCAGCAACTGCGCCTTGCGGGCGCTCCATTGCCCTGCCCCAGTGCCCTGCACGGCCTGCCCCTTGATCTTCTCAAAGAGCGACTTGCGCATGCCCGGCTTGGTGTAGTTCCCGGCCTCGTTGACCTTGGACTTGACAGCCCCACCTTCCGCGTACATGGTGAACTCGTCGCCGTCCTTGCGGCGCTTGGTCACGCCGTTGTCGTTGAACTTGTCACCGTCCTTGCGGCGCATGGTTTTGCCGCCCGGCATCTTGCTGGGCATGATGGCTCCCATACCCCGACTGGCCATCATACGAAGGTACCTTTCGTCTTGCCACGCTTGGCAACGCCGTCTGCACGCTTGGAAGCGGAACCCACAGACCCGCCCGTCTTAAACCCCGTGGAGGCAGCAGGAGCGGCATTACGAGCGGCCATGCGGCTGCGAAAAATGCGACTACCTGAGCCAGTGGGCGCGGGTGCAGATGCGGGTGCAGCGGCAGGCACGGACGATTTGGCCGTATTGATTGCAGTGGTCGCTGCGTTAGTCATACCCTTGATGGCTTTCCCAAACATACCGACCTCCTCAGTACATCTTGCAGTTGGTCTTACCCTTCTTGGCAATACCGTCTGCGCGTGCGGAAACAGAGCCGCCCTTCTTCATGCCGGGCACTTTGGGCGGCATCTTCTGAGGGGCTTTCTTCTGCATGTCGGCCTTGGCCATGCCACGACCTTCACGCTTCATCATGGGGCTCTCAGGAGGCATGCCACGCATCGGGCGCTTGGGCGCGGGCGTAACAG